AAGCAATAGTTCTGGAACAATTTTTTCGCCCTGAACAAAAGAACCACCTTTTGGTTGGATGTTGGAAATATACAAAGTAGAAACAATGTTTTGATTTATTGGCTCTTGGATAAAACTTTCAACAACGGCTGATGTATTAGAAGAAATACCATAAACTTTTTTACCAATGTAGGAATCTAAGTTACCGCTATCGTTTACTTCCAAATATCTTGGTTCAACCCACGTACCATCGGAAGCTCTAAGGATATCTACACCTGGAAGATATACGTCAACGTTTTCGTTGTAGATAAGTTTGAACAGAAGTTTGTATGACTGTATTGAACCTTTAGAACGATATACATCAAGAATATGTTTTAGTAGAAGTTTTTTATTGGCTACAACGTTGAACGGAATACCATATAGGTATTTCTGTTGGAAATAATTAAGAAATTCGTCTAATGTGCTGTCAACGTCTCTATATTCAAGAAGAGATCTTGCTTCATGAATAGGATTACCAGATTGTTGTAACCATTCATAATATGCTTTTGTAAATAGAATGAAGTTTTCGCCTTCCTGGTGATAGAAACTAGGAAATTGATTCTTGATAAAATTAGAAATATGTTTTTCTATTTCAAAATTCATATTATTATCTTAATGTTTGAATGAGATTAATTGTTACGTCGCTCTGTTCTATCAAAAGAATTTTATCTTTGTTGATGATAATATCTTTATTTTTCGGTTCTATATAAAAAGAAATATAATCACCATAACTTGATGTTGTTAAATTGCTGATAGTAACTCTGCCTGTTGTGTAATCAATCGTTCCAATTTTAGAATTTAAAATAGTATAAACATTGTTGATATATGTATAAGCAATCAAATCGCCTTGTGTATTGTCATTGATATATGACAGCGGATATTCATTACCATCAGTATCCACATATGTAAATGCAGATGTAGTTAATATTGGTTCATCAATAAGACCTTTACCATAATATGCTGGTTCGATATCAGCTGCGTTGTTAAAGTCGATAACATAAGAAGTTGGATAATAAATTTTTGGAGATAACTTTTTAATAATTTTGACTCTTGTGTCATTACTTGTTATACTAATATCGCTGTTATCGATAGAAGAAACAAATCGGCTATATCTAAAATCGCTACCAAATTTTTGAAGATTTGTTGTTGCAAAATTACTGATAGTATTTCTTATAATACCTTCAATTTCACCAGTTAATTTTGATGTGGCGTTTTTGTCATATTGTACAGAAGAAATAATTTGACAATACAAATATTCAGGATCTGTAATCTCAACTCTATTTGGAATAGCAATATAATTTTTCAATAAAGTTTTGATGTTTTCTTTTAAAAGGTCTGATGCGATTGTACTACCTGTTGGTTTAACAGCAACAATAACTCTGCCATATCTTTTAGGTTCTACTGTTTCGCCGCCATAAACATTAACGTCGTCAACTTCACCACCGAAATTGCTGGAAATGATTGACGCATAATCTTCAATAGAAACAGCTCTTTGTTGTGTGGCAAAATATCTAGGAGCATTAAACTTAATAGAATCTATGCTTTCTTGATTCGCGCCATTGTAAGAAGTTGTATCAACTGTAATATCGCCAATTTGAACTGACCCAACGTTGATTGGACCAAGGTCATCATCCATAGCAAATGCAGTAATACCATCAGCAGCAGATCCGCTAGAAATTCTGTAAACTGCATTAATTATAGAAGAATTGATTAATTTTTTACCCAAGATACCGTCGCCGAAAATCAATTCATACTGACCATTGTAAGTTGGTTGTACGAAATAAATTGTAGAATTAGCATCTAGATTGAAGAGGGTTTCTTTTTTAGTATAAGTTGTATTGGCATTATTTTCAGTAACAACAACTATTAAACTGCTAAGATCGATATTCTGGTTTGAAAGAATAAACTTTTGAGTTTCATCATTCGTGTTAACAACATAACTGTCAGTGTAGTAATCGCCTTCATAAATTGTTAAACCTGATACGTTAAAAGTGCTGTTACCAGAAACATAAACATTAGTTTCTGAAGTAGTAAACGTATACAAACCATTAGAATTAGAACCAGAAAATCTTGTACCACGAGGAATAGTAAATTTACCATTCAACCCATTGGTAGAAACTGCAAAAGATATTGCAGAAATAGCTGATTTTGAAGACTGAGGGAGATAGTTCAATTCTTTCGCATGCGAAACAACTGAGTCATATTTCTGAGCTGAGTCAAGAAACATTTCAGAAGAGACCATATTAAGGTAAAACGAATTCAAATACGTATTGTAAGACATAACATCAAGAAGAACATTGATGTTAGAACCATCGAAGTTATAGTCTTTGAACACAGACTGCGATGAAAGATAAGTTTTGAAATTCTGCTTGAGAGTATCAAAATCTAGTGATGTTAATTGTAGCGAACTGTTTGCCATTTATCGGACTCTTTTTAGAACAAAATTAAGAGTTATTGGATCACTACTATTTATTAAAGTATACACGATCGTTACTGAAAGCGCATTTTTATCCATTTCAGATTCGTTTACTTCTACACCAACAAGATAAGCTCTTGGTTCATTATTTTTAATTGTATTAGAAATGTAAAATTCAAGAGCAGAAGTTGGCGTAACAGATGCTTGAAATGGATCAAACAATGTAGAAGTTACGTTTGATCCAATCATTGGTTGGAACAATCTCTCGCCTAAATTCGTAAGGATTAAATTTTTCAAAGACTGGCTTACAGCTTGTGCATTTATAGTTCTCCCGAGCTGATCTCCAACTGGTGTTTTTGCAAAACTGTTTAAAAAATCTGAAAAGAATTCTTGCTGTCTTTTTACAGCAGATAAAGAATCCGCTCTTGAAACTGTAGCCATCTATTAACCTCTTCCCTTGAATTTTGTTGGCGGAGCGGGTCCAGAAACGCCCTGCGTATATTGGTTACCTACTGTAGTTCCAGATCCGTCGATATATGTGCCAGTAGCAGAAGAAATAAGAATATTATTATCACCAATTAATCCAATTTTATTACCAAATAAACCAATATTTTGACCTTGAGCAGATTTAATATCGACTGTACCACCAGAAGTAATAAAAATTCCATCTGGTTGTATGATTATAGAAGATCCTCCACAAATTAATTTGATGGAATCCATAGCAATAATTCTTACGCTTTTACCAGCGAAAATTTGAGTATTTGCTCCAGAACTAAAATCCACAGCGCCTTTTTGTACGTTTACGCCATATTCTCCAGTTGTTACTACTTGATAATGGTTTCCTGTTAATGTACTAACAACGTCGCCATCATGATAACCATGGTGATTACCTTTAATTTTTTCTACTTTATCGCCCTCAGCAGTTAAGTAAACTTTTCCATTAGAATGCTGATGACCGCCTTCTTGAGCGCCACCAACTTCCTGCTGGGAACCTTTCATTGCTTTGCCGCCAGATTGATGAGCAGTATCACCTTTAGCGTTATGATTAGCTGTTCCTTCTGTAGAAGCATCATGATGACCATCAGAATGTGAAGAAGAACCACCAGCTGAATAAGTTCGTGTTTCGTGAGAAAGACCTGTGGTCATTCCTTTATATTGTTTGGAAATTTCTTTAGCAGAATAATCAGCGCCATGACCCATTTCAATAACATATGACTGATCAGGTTTTTCTGGATTTCTATGTACAGTTTTTGTGGCGCCAGTAGCATCCTGTTCTTTATAAACGAAAGGATATTTTGACTGCTCAATTTTCGCTTTTAATGGTTTAGTTGGAAGTTTAGCATTAGTATCCGTGTCTTTACTTCCACCTGCTGCAGATGGTACCGTTGGGGGTTGTACCGTGAAAGAAACACCACCAATAGTTGCTGTTTGACCTGGTATAGCACCAGCAGACAATGCAGCTAAATTTGGATCTAACGCCATTAATTAACTCCTAGTGCTGTCATTAACAAAGCTGTAGAAACAATTGCTTTGTTGGATAATTTAGATTGTGTTTGCGCATGAGATATTGATTGAATACTACCACCTGTTACATTCGATGCCGCTGCAGCTATAGCTGCTGTTTGAGCAACATCAGCCAGTGAAATGCCACTTGCTTGTAGAGCGCTGGTTACTGAAGAAACACCAGCAATTGATGAAACAACACCACCAATACCATTTGCCAAACTAGAAAGTCCAGTAGCAGCAGCAATAGATGGTAAAGATATACCTAAACCTCCAAGAGAACCTGCCAAAGAACCGATACCACCAAGACCACCAAGAGGACTTGGTAAACTAAATGCGCCAAGAGCATTTCCACGCATCAAAGAAACCATCGCCATGTTTTTTGAAAAGCTACCTAAAGTAGAAGTAATAGATCCAACATTTAAAGTCGACAATGGTAGCTGTACCATCTGAGCTAATTGAACTGCTACTCCAAGAGCTCCTAAAATAGCAGGAATATTAGACATCAAATTAGAGCTACTGTTTTTACCAACATTAGCTTCCATATGCGCATTTTGAATTGATACACGATTTTTTTCTAATACAGCATTAAATTTTGTTATTGTTAAAAATACTTCTTCTGGAGCTGTTGCATAGGTAGGAATAATAAAAGGATAAAGATCGCGAGCAATTTGTAACTCGGCTTCTGCTAAAACAGCTGTTTGTGCGTCTGGCCAAGGATATTGAGTAGAAGTACGTTTCGTATAAATGGTTATATTTCCGTCAGGAGATAACCATTGTATATATCCTGGATATGGATCAACAGTTGATTCATAATATTGTTGTACATACATGTCTGGAACTATTGAAACAATAGAAGATAATGGCGGTGGAATTGGTCCATACACAACTGGCGGAACAGGTCTCACTGGTATTTTTGTTTCACCAAATACAATAGAATGCTGTACAATATCTGCAAAAGCATGCTTAACTATATCTTTAAAAATAGGATCTACTTGGTTGATACCATTGTTTCTGAATAGAAATGTAAACACATCCATAACAAGAGTAAACCCAAATCTCTGAATCATTATTTTTAAAGCGCCAGAAAAAGCATCTCTAACGTCATTGGCTTGAGATGGAGAAATAGATCCACCACCACCGCCAGCATTCGCTTTCATCAAAGCACTAATAAGACCCATAGATGTTATCATCTTAGCCATAGTTTGAGCAGTGCCAAGAGGATCAACTTTTTTAATAATAGTTGTAAGATCTTTTAAAGATGGATCTGCAGAAGCAGTAGTTGGCTTTTCACCATTCGGCGCATGTTTTTGCGCTGTAGTTTCAACAGCTGGCTGTCCCGCATCATTTTTAGTTGTGATTGCGCTGTCAGTTTTGTATGGTTTGTCTCCAGGCTTAGTAGCCTTTAAAGGCGTGCCGCCTAAATTTGTGTTGAATGGATTTAAATCTTTATGCGAACCATCTGCTGCATTAACTGCAGGATTGTCCGTGCCAAATGTTTGTTTATCTAAACCATCTACACCAGCTTTTGGTATACTATTTTGAAGACCCATTTATCGATCACCTCCCAAATTTTTTGGCATAGCTCCGCGACCATAAGACCCAAGTACTATCGGATATTGTTCAGCGTGATCGTTATCCAAATATGATATAACTACTCTTGAACCAACCATTAATCCTACTGGTGTAACACCTACTTTACCAGTAGCAGCTGAAGTTACTGGCTGCAAAGGCAGCGCCCATGGAAGATTATCATCTTTTGTTTTACCTTCGTCATCTTGTATTCCATACATTCTTACTTTAACGCGACCTGACATAAGAGGATCCATAATATCTCTAACTTCAGCAAAATACATTTTAGCCATTTCCACCACTTCCTTCTTTAAACGATGCTTTAATAGCTCGTATTATCATTGTATATCTTGGTGAAGTACCAAGAGGTCTTACTTTATGTCTGATAGCAACAACCAATGCTTTACCATTTAGCTGAGACTCACCGCTTTCATTATTACCACCAGATGATTTATTTGGTATGTCCAAAGTTACCATAGATCCTAATGTTATATTTGGATTACCTGGTATTTCAAATTCAACAGCATTTTGTGCTAAATGAGCAAGAAATGCAATTCTATTTTTTCTTGCTTCGGCAACATTAGGATCTGTTTTATCATTAGCTGAATCTTGGTGTGTATAAACTGGATGTGCTTTTGCAGAAGCTGGAGCAGAATCATAAACGGTTGACCCATCAGCTGTTTGAAACTTTGGTGGATCTTTTGGTTTTTCTTGGAATGCAACACCAGTTGTTGGATCGTATCCTCTTGCTTCTGGTTTGCTCCAAGCTCTTACAGAAGAATTAAAAGAATCTGCGCCGTTAAACCAAATAAGAGAATTTTGTTTATCAGTTTCAGAAGCGCCACCTGTTGCTAATGTTGTTTTTTGTTTTAATGTGGCAACTGAACCTTTAGTAAACAATTCTTCATATTCTGCTATTTTATATTTCTGTGTTGCGCCTTCTCTAGTTTTAAACACAGCGTAACAAGAGGATTTATTTTTAGAAGAAACATGTTCCATATTAAGAATCTGCAAACATTTTAAAGGATGCTTATTTTTAAAATCGAATCTTCTTTTTCCTTTTGTTGCAGGCTCAATGCTAATATCGCATTGTGTTTTAAATCCGTCTTTAAGAATTTTCTTTGCTATTTCGCCAGTCAAATCTTCATAATTATCTGGTATAAAATTACCAAGCGAAGCCTGCACTTCTGGTGAGACAAATCGTAAATCGAATTGTTTGCTGTGCATAGAACCTTTACCATCTTGAGATTGGTCGTTAAGGTTTTTGTTCTGCGCTAGTTTAAATTTATATGTAGCATTTCCACCCATATCTTTTGTACTGAAACTGATAGTAACATCTTCTTTACCGTTTACTTTGTTACTACCAAGCACATCTTGAAAGTCAGTAAATCTTGCTTCAGCGACAGGTCCATATGGGTCCAAAATATCTTCGTAGATGTTCAAACCAACAAGCACAATTTTACTTGGGTCAGCTACGTTTATACTACCAATTGTAAATGATTCAATATTAATATCTCCAACAGCCATTAGATTTTCATTATGTCCCTAAAATTATTGGAAAAGGTTGTAGAATATCTATTGTCTAATAGTCTTACTGATTTATTGTATTCGTTTTTTTCATTTTCAAAATCATAATAAGAAACAGCAGTCCAATACGATTCTTCTTCTGCAGATATATTAGAAGCAACTATTGTAGCAGTTGTAAAGTGAGTATTTACATTACTTTCTCTACCATAAATATAACTGGTTCCGCTAATAGTAACATTAGAACTGGTATTATAAACGCCAGAAACATGCTGTACGAAAATAGTATTGTTAGATACAGATGCGATCTGACCTTTACCTTTATTACTGTTACTAAAAACTATATCAACAATTTCATTGTTAATGAAAGACGTATTAGCAACGCTGTAAGATAAAATTTTATTGGTGTTTACAACCCAATCTGTTGTTTTTCTAGCATAAGAAATTATTTTACTAGAATTACTGTAAACAGGATTCCAGTATTTTACAAGAGCTGATGATAGAGAATTAAATCTGCTAACGCTGATTCCTTCATCACCATCATAATTATTTCTGTAATGTAAAATTTTATCAGTAGCAGTTTCTATTGTACCATACTTTAATTTAATATGATCTGTAAACTCTTCTTGATTCATATACCATTCATAATATGGATCTACGATATCATTAGTAAGATATATGATCCAGCTTTTATATGGATCTGAGTAATATTCGTTACTGATCTGATCTGGTCTTTCAAAAGCATCAATATCGTATGGGTAATACACATATGGATTATTGTTCAATGAATCCGTAATCATTGCACGTTTTGTTATATCAACAGCTTGATTGTTGGCGTAACTTATGATTGGAAATGCATCGAAATATCTCTGGACCATGTTTTTACCTTAACTTGAATAGTAGTTTGCTTTTGTCCAAATTTCAATTTCTTTCATTGCTACTGTTAAATTAACAACAGTTGGAGCGCCATTTTTAAAGAAAGAAGGACCACCTGCTCCTGTGTAATCAACGCTAACAGAAGTAATAGCACAAGGTTTAAATCTTATTGTAAATTTATCATCTGGATAAAGTTTTACGATAGCTATGCTTGGATATTCCATAAGAACACCAAATGATGGCGTCGGCAAAGAATTAAACTTTAAAAAATCTATAGCTGTTTTTAAAGTATTAGATTCTTGTTCATTGTTTGGAGTAAGAGTCCAAGAAAATGTATGTTCTTTAAAATTAACTTGTTTAAACTGTTGCCATAGAAATGGGTTCAAAGCAAGACCCATTCTTGTACCAGCCATAGAAGCTGCACCAGTAGCTGCCTGTGCAACGCCACCGACTATATTAGATATCATACCAGCTCCGAACACATTACCAATGCCTTGAGCAATAGAAGCAGCTTTACTTGAGTCGCTTTCTGCTTCCCATGTTACAGTTTGCATATCATTAATTTTTTTAGGTAAAGGTAATGTTAAGCCACCAGATGGTTTAAATGCTGTTTGTACGATTTGTCCAAGAGCTCCTAACAGACCAATCGGGCTACTTGTATCAAAAGACACCTGTGATCTATAATCTACAAACTGTATTTGTGTGCAAAAGTTTCTTCCGTCTTGAACAAGATCATTCGGAAATGAAAAGTAGTTTAGTTTTGGATTCGGCTTTGCTGGAAAATTGGGTGGCAAAGGATTTTGAAATTGTACCATCAATATACCTTGTTTGTAATAAATACATCTTTATTATTTATTGTTGGATTGGAACATGGCAACCAAAGGTTATTTTAAACCAAAGAACCCGAAAAAATATAGAGGTAATCCTACAAATATTATTTATCGCTCTGGATGGGAACTAAAGCTGATGATGTATCTGGATAACCATAAAGATGTAATTAATTGGAGTTCTGAGGAAATAATTATACCATATGTTTCTCCAATAGATGGTAGAGTACACCGTTATTATCCAGATTTTTTTGTGACCAAAATAAATAAAGAAGGTATAAAAGAAACTTCTATAATTGAAGTCAAACCTAAAAAGCAGACAAAACCTCCAGCCAGACAAGAAAAATTGACAAAGGCGTATATAACTGAAGTCAAAGCTTGGGGTATAAATGAAGCAAAATGGAAGGCGGCTCTGGAATTCTGTAGAGAAAAGGGCTGGTCGTTTCAAATTTTCACTGAAAAAGAACTTGGGATCAAATAATAATGGCTGATGAAAATCCTATAGCTTGGTTTAGAGACCAGCTAAAATTAGTTGGAACTACCAAAGACCCATTTGTTAAAACTGGTGTTCCAACAGTTGGTAATATGTATCTGTTTGTTTACGATCCGAAACATAAAGCTACTCTTCCTTTTTACGACATGTATCCATTAGCCATACCGATCAACTACACAAATGATGGGTTTTTGGGGTTAAATCTACACTACCTTCCTCCAGGTGGAAGATCTGCTTTACTTGGCGCTTTAATTAGTATCCAAAATAATGATAAATATAATGATTCAATCAAATTGAATATTTCTTATGATCTATTAAAAGGCGCATCTTCGAAATTTTCTGGATTTGAACAATGTGTTAAAAGATACATTTTTGGGCATGTTATGAGTTCTTATCATTACGTACAACCAAGCGACTGGAATAAAATTGTTGGGATGCCTCTTCAGAGATGGAAAGTTAATTCTAATCCAAAACTTGCTGGTTCGCCACCTTACTAGGATAAAAAATGCCATTTAACATAGATACGTTCTTTACAAATATACAAGATCAAGGTTATCTACCAACAAACAAATTTGAGGTTTATGTTATGCCTCCTCCAATTATGTCTGGCGGTTCTTTAAATAACTTTGGTACTGGAACAAATGTAAGAGACATAACAAACGGTTTAAGATTTAGAATAGAACAGATCAGAACACCTGGCATTAATCTGTTAACAATGGACAACAACAGATACGGTGTTGGCCCAACAACAAAATATCCATACAGCTCTGCATTTAATGAATTAAGTTTCTCTATTATTTCTGATGGATTC